CACTTAGTGATCAAAAAGGACATGCTCTTTTTATCACAACACCCAAAGGCAAAAATTGGATTTATGATCTCTGGCAAGGTGCCAAGATACATGATGATTGGGCAGCATTTCAATCTACAACACTGGAAGGTGGACAGGTTGATGATGCAGAGATAGAGATGGCCAGAAATGAACTGGATGAGAAATCATTTAGGCAGGAATATGAAGCAACATTTGAAACATATGCTGGTGCTATCTACTACAACTGGGACGCTGAAAGAAATGTAGTCAAGCGTAATGAGCCCATCCCAGAAAGAGAAATATTGCATGTTGCCATGGACTTCAACGTTACTCCATTGGTGGCAGGCATAGCTAGGGTAACTGGTAATGAAATACATTTTATAGATGAGATTGTCATGGAAGGCAGCAACACTTATGAAATGGCAGATGAATTAAACCACAGATACCCTAAAAACAGAATGTGGGTGTATCCTGATGCCAGTGGCCAGGCACGTAAGACCAGTAGCAATACAAGTGATCATAATATCCTTAGGCAGGCTGGCTTCACTATCAAAGCAAAAGGAATCAACCCACCAGTGAAAGATAGAATTGCAAGTGTCAATGCAAGTTTATTGAGTGCAAATGGTGATGTAAAGCTGACTGTAGAACCAAAATGCAAAAACATTATCAAATGCATCAGTAGTCAAGTCTACAAGGAAGGTACACAGATACCAGACAAGACAATGAACTTGGATCACATGAATGACGCTGTAGGCTATCTTGTTAACTGGATTAATCCAATCAAACGCCCAGTCCAGAAGACATCTGGACCAAGCCTGTTTGGTCATTACTAAATACTACTGTGCCTGATCAGCACAAATACCCCAACCTTATAAGGGAAAAATAAACATGTTTACATTAGAACAATTACAAGAAACACATCAAAATTATAAAGATGTAGCAAAAGCAGCCAACTACCACTATGCAAGTTATGCTGGTGGTGCAACTTATAGGGCTGGAGAATATTTAACAAAATACATTGGTGAGGAAAGTGCGCCAGGTGATCAGTATGCAAAAAGACTGATGGCAACGCCACTGGACAACCATGTACAAACAACTGTAGATATCTACAGAAGTTTCCTATTTAGAAGTTTACCCAAGCGTGAACTGGGAACACTTGCCAACAATCCTCTTGTTTATGATTGGCTGCATGATACAGACCAAGAAGGTCAAGGCATGGATAGTTTCCTAAAAACAGCAAATGACCTGGCAATGATTACAGGTGCTTGTTGGATCCTAGTTGACAAAGCGTCATACAAAGTTGAGACACAAGCACAAGAAGTAGAACTTGGCATTAGAGCATACGCTGCAACATATTCCCCCCAGAATGTGTTGGATTGGTATTATGAGCGTAACATTGCTGGTAAGCCAATCCTACACTACATCAAAGTGAAAGAAACAGAAAATGCAGAGTATGTTTGTTATACTTGTTGGTATACTGACAAAGTTTGCAAATACACAGTAAGCAAAAATGAACAAGGTGAATATCTGCAAATTACAAGTTATGAGGAATATGAAAATCCACTGGGTGAAGTTCCTTTTGTATATCATGCACCAGTAAAATCACCAGTGCGTGGTGTTGGTGTAAGTTTGGTTGCAGATGTAGCAAACCAACAGAGATTCATTTACAACTGTTTGAGTGAAATTGAACAGCATTTGCGCATCAGTAGTCACCCAACATTGGTAAAAACACCAAGTACAGATGCAAACGCAGGTGCAGGTGGCATTATTCAAATTCAAGAAGACATGGATCCTGGACACAAGCCTTATCTTCTTCAGCCTACACTGACAACAACTGATTCAATCCTAAAAACAATTGAAAATAGTGTAGCAGCAATCAAACGCATGACTCACACAAGTGCTATTCAAGCAACAACAGGTTCACCAATGAGTGGTGTTGCACTACAAACTGAACGCCAGTTGTTGAATGCAAAATTGACTGACATGGCTGATACATTGCGTGAAACAGAATTGGCTATGTGGGAGTTGTGGTTAAAATGGCAAGCATTGACTATGCCTGAAGATTTCCACATTGAATATCCAGAAACATTTGACATGCGTGATGAACATTTAGAATTGGACTTCCTAATGAAAGCACGTGCAAGTGGTGTAAGTTCAGCAGCATATCAAACTGAAATTGACAGACAGATTGTTGCACTAACTGTGGATGACAGTGAAATACAAACTGAAATATTAGCCAGCATGGATCAACAAGTGTTTGAACCAGTTGTTATGATCCTGGAACGCACAGGTGAAACTGTAACTGCAAGAGATGAAAATGAAAAAGTTGCACTATTAAGTAATGGATTTGTACAACTAGGAACCACATAATGGCGTTCAATCCTGAAAAGCATGAGCGTGTTCTCAAAAGAACACTGAAAAAAATTAATGATGGTGTTGATGATGATATCAAGATCCTGGAAAGGCGTGTTGCTGAACTAGTTCAAACTGAACAACCAGCAACCAGTTTGAGACCACAAATCCAGCAAGCCTTTGCTGAAGCAAAACAAGGTATCATCAGCAGTAGCCAAAGTGTTACAGACATCAGTGCTGATACACTGGAACAAAGTAAACTTCCTGTTACACCAGATGACCAAGTAGCTGCCCAAGCACTGGCTGAGCAAACTGGAAAAACAATTGGAGGCCAGACTGATAGCTATTTTGAGAATGTGATGGAAGTGGTAACCATTGGTGGAGCAGCAGGTATAGGTACATCATTGTTAGTCAACCAAGTGCGTGGTAAAATTAGTGGCGTTTTCATGGATAGTAGTGACAGAGAAGTAAGGCGTCAACAAAAAATATTAAAAAAATCTGGTGCAACACCTGAAGAAGTTGCAAATGCAACCAGAGTAATAAGAGATAGACTTACAGGAGTAAACACAACTGCAAGTTTAAGAGATCTAACTGCTAAAAATGTTCAGGATACTGTAATGAAGTTTGATGCAGCATTTATAGCAGGTAGAGCAGAGCGTGCTGGCATAGAAAGATTTGAATATGCTGGTGGAGAAAGTGATAACACTAGACCATTCTGCAGAGACATGGTTGATCAAACGCTCACAAAAGATGAAATATATGAAATATGGGACAGTGAATTTTGGGCAGGCAAGGAGCCTGGTGACCCATTCATAGTCAGGGGTGGTTACAATTGTCAACACTTCTGGGTTCCAGTAGAAGACTAAATAAAGTTATATAACAAGGAAACTGACATGACAGAAAATCATGGTATTACTGAAACTGAAGACACTGGGGCTTCAGCATCAGGCCAAACAAATGAATCCCAGGTTGAAGACCAACGCATGTTTACTCAAGAAGAAGTAGACAAGTTGATTGGTAAGCGTGTTGCACAAGTAAACCAAAAATATCAAGGAGTTGATATTGAGGAATACAAAGCACTCAAAGGGCTCAAAGAGCAAGTTGAGGAAGAGCAACTGATCAAGAAACAAGACTTTGAAGGCTTGCTAAAAAAGCAAAAAGAGAAGTCAGATACTGAGATCAATTCATTGCGCAGTGAATTGGAAAGAATCAAAGTAGATGGCGCCCTTATTAATGCAGCAAGCAAAGCAAAGGCAGTAAATCCTGATCATGTGGCTCAATTATTGAGAGGAAGCATCAAGATGAACACTGATGGTTCAGTACAAGTTGTAGATGGTGAAGGAAACGCCAGATACACAGACAGTGCAGATCCAATGTCATTGGACAACTTGGTTGAAGAATTCTTATCAAGTCATCAGTACTTTAGGGCAGCAGGTCCAAGTGGTACTGGCTCAAAAGGCAACACATCACAAAGCAAGCAAACAGAGTTTGACTTAGCACAACTTGACATGAATAATCCTGCTCACAGAAAAATCTATAAAGAGATGAAGGACGCAGGAAAGCTATAACATAAGGATTTATTAATATGGCATACGCAGATGAATATGGTTCAGGTATCAACCTTGACGCATTGGTGGTTCCTACAAAAGCAGCAACAGTATACGCAGCACAGGAAGCATCACTATATCTTTCAGGAGCACTAGTTCCTATGATTCAAGTACCAGCAGGTTCAGCATCAGCACAAGTACCTGTAATGGGCTCAGTAGACGCAACAGTAGTAACAGCAGCTGGTGGTGAAACAGACCCAGGTGTTGACTTTGCATCAACTCTACCAACAAACACAAAAAACACAATTGCACTAGACCTACACGCAGCACGTACAGTACTACGTGACCTAGGTGGCATTGCTCCAGCAGAAATGGGACGTGTTTTGGGTAACTCAATTGCTGCATCAGCAGACAAAACATTGACAGGCAAATTTGCTAGCCTAACAGCACAAGAGATCACTTCAGGTAACCTAGACCTAGATGAGATTTTTGCAGCAGTTGCAACAATCAGAGGCGCAGGTGAAACAGGCCAACTATTTGGTGTAGTTTCAACAGACGCATATGCAGATCTAATGACTGCAATTGGTAACACAGCATACGCAGGTGGTGACTTCCAAACTGAAGCACTACGTTCAGGTTTCCTAGGAAACATTGCAGGCGTACAATGCTTTGTATCATCATACCTAAACAACACAAACGTTGCAGGTTCACTTAACCCTAAAATGGCTATCTTTGGCGCAGACGCAATGCGTGGCGCAATGCAAGGTGGCGTAAACCTAGAAGTTGAGCGCAGAGCAGCAGCAGTAGGTTTTGACATTGTTGCATCAGCAGCATTTGGTGTTGAAGTAATTGACGCAACACGTGGTGTTCTAATCAAGGACGCAGCATAATCTAACAATTTAGGGGGCATACGCCCCCTAATACTACCTAGGAGATAACACATGGCTTTTGCTACAAATACAGATTTACAAAAATACTGTCCTGAAGTTTTTGATCAGGGCGTTGATGATTGGACAGATGAACTTGCAGATGCTCAGGCAGATGTAACAAACCTGATCCAATACAAATGGTGGAACAAAATGAATTATAGACATAATTGGGATGCCACAAAACTTGATGAAACACAATGGACAAAAGCAACTGTATTCAAAGCAATGGCTGCATACATTTTACCAAAACTGTCAACATTTAGACCTGAAGGTGATCCATTTAGAGAACAACTGGCTTTCTACAAAGAGCGTTTTGAAGAAGAGTTTGATGTTCAATTTGGATTAGGCATCAAGTATGATGAAGATGGTGATGGTACTGTTGAAGAACAGGAAGTTTATGAATTTGATCAATCAAGGTTGTATAGATGAGAGAGCAGATTACAAGCAAAATCACTGAACTGTTAAAAGCACAGCGCAGTGTTAAATTTGGAAAAGTGCAGAGGGATCCAATTATTCCCAATGAACTTCCCAAGAGTGCCTTTCCTGCTGTTTATGTTGAAACAACCAATGAGGACATTGCTGACATAACAATGTATAGTGGAGCAAGTCCATTGCGTCAGGGTATTATGCAAATTAGCGCCATCATTATTGTTGGTGGTAAGGAGCGTGATACACAACGCAATATTGCTGTACAAGCAACTGAAGCCACGCTTATGGCTGACAGGACACTGGGTGGTATTGTAGAAGATTGTAGACTTAGCAGAGTTGAGTCTGTGGCAATTGGTGAAAGCGCACCTTTTGCAAGTTGTAGAATGATATTCACTGTTGAATATTGTTATACTGTAGAAATAGAAGGAAACTAACAACATGGCTTGTTTATCTGGAAAAAATGGAGCATTGTCAGTTGATAATGGTGTGTCAAATGTTGCACAACTTACTAGCTGGACAATCACACAAAATGCTGAAGTGATTGAAGCAACTCACATGAGAGCTTCAGGGACACCAAACTGGATGTGTAAAACTGCTGGTGCGTTAAGCTGGGAAGGTTCAGCTGAAGCACTATTTGACACAACTGAAACTTATCCAACAATTGGTGCAGAAGTGCAATTAATTGCGTATGAGGCTGATTCAACAACTACATACACAGGTGATGCAATTATCACAAGCATTGAAACAGTAGCAGGTGTTGAGGACATGATGACTGTGGCTATTAGCTTCACAGGAACTGGTTCTTTAACAACTAGCTAATATTAGAGGAGAGACCAATGGCAACTGACCCAAAGCAATTTAGAACTGAACTGAATGCTGAGATCAACCAAGGTCTCTCCAAATTTAATCAGCGTTTCATTGAAGAATTACGTGCAACTACACCTATAAGAACAGGTTTTGCACGTAGTCAATGGGTTAACACGCACACAACTGGAGTTTATGGAAGAACTTCACTGATACCTCTAGCAAGAAACACTGCCCCATA